TGGAGGACATCGTTCGCGAAACGCTTGAAGACCTTGCTTCGGAGGCTGTGTAATGAGCGATATCAATAGCATCGGTAGGGCTGCACTTTTAGCTTTCAAGCCGCCAGAAAAACTGAGTCTTAGTGAGTGGGCTGATAACTATGCGTTCCTTAGTGCTGAATCAAGTGCTGAGGGTGGGCGATGGAGGACGCTGCCTTACCAGAAGGGGATTATGGATGCGATCACCGATCCAACTGTTGAACAGGTGACGGTGATGAAGTCAGCGAGGGTTGGCTACTCGAAGATTTTGAACCATGTGATTGGGTATCACGTCCACCAAGATCCAGCACCGATCATGTTGGTGCAGCCAACGATTGAGGACGCTCAGGGTTACTCGAAGGAAGAGATCGCTCCGATGTTGAGAGATACGCCGTGTTTAAAGGGGCTTGTTAGTGAGGCCAAGGCTAAGGATGGCGCTAACACGATTATGCAAAAGCAATTTCCTGGCGGGACATTGAGCCTTGTGGGAGCAAATTCACCGAGGGGATTCCGTCGAGTTAGTAGGCGGATTGTGCTTTTTGATGAGGTCGATGGCTACCCACCTTCGGCTGGAGCTGAGGGTGACCAGATCAAGCTGGGTATCAGGCGTACTGAGTACTACTGGAACCGGAAGATTGTTTCTGGCTCTACACCGACGGTCAAAGACTTCAGTCGAATTGAGCGGATGTACAGCCAATCAGACATGAGGCGTTACTACGTGCCGTGTCCTGACTGCGGTCATATGCAGTATTTGCGTTGGGCAAATATCAGATGGACAGATGGTGATCCATCAACGGCGGCTTACTGCTGTGAAAAATGTGGGGTTTTCATTCCGCATTCAAAGAAGCGTTGGATGGTTGAGCGTGGTGAGTGGAGAGGGACTTCGGATTTCAATGGCAAGCATGTTGGCTTTCATATCTGGGCTGCGTATAGCTATTCGCCAAATGCTGCGTGGTCAAACTTGGTTGAGGAATTTCTTGATGCGAAACACGACGCAGAGCAGCTGAAGACGTGGGTGAACACGATCTTGGGTGAGGTATGGGAAGACGAGTACGCGAGCAAGATCAGTGGCGAGTCTTTGATGGAAAGAGCTGCTGAGGAGAAGTACAGACATGAGTCCCCTCCTGCAGAAGTGTTACTGCTTACTTGCGGATGTGACTGTCAGGACGACAGATTGAGTTTGTCAGTCTGGGGATGGGCAAGGGATGAAGAGGCTTATCTGGTTGATCGAGTTGTTCTGCATGGATCACCGTCACGACCAGAAGTGTGGGGTCAGCTAGATGAGGTGCTGCAAAACCCGTATGACACGGAAGATGGCAGAAGCCTGAATATTGAAGTTTGCTGCATTGACTCCGGTGGTCACCACACCCAAGAGGTGTATGGATATTCGCGAGAACGTTCAGCGATGGGGGTGATTGCGATTAAAGGCATGGGCCAAAAAGGCAAGCCACCTTTAGGTAAGCCAAGCAAGGTCGACATCAACTTCAAAGGCAGAGCGATGAAGAATGGCGCTCAATTATTCCCGGTTGGTGTTGACGGAGTGAAGTCATTGTTGTTTGGCAGGTTGAAACACAACGATCCAGGCCCTGGATACCTGCATTTTTATCCGACAGTTGGTCCTGACTACTTCTCAGAACTAACAGCTGAAAGACAGGTATTGAGATATAGAAATGGATTCCCAGAAAGGGTTTGGGTCAAGAAAAGTCAAAGTCCAAATGAAGCGTTGGATGAAATGGTCTACGCATATGCCGCATTACACCGTCTTTATCAGAAATTTGATCGCAGAAGCATCTGGGATCAGTTTGAGAAGCGTAATGAGCCTAAACAGGCAGCTCAGCTAGGATCTAAGCAGCAAAAACGGCCTAAACGCCGTAATTTCGTCCAAAGCTGGTAGTCCCGTGAACATCCCAAGCGAGATTAGGGCTGGTGACACCGTTAAGTGGAGAGATGACTCCGCTACGGATGTTTTCGGCAATGAAGTCAAAAGTGACGAATGGACTCTCAAGTATTACTTGAGGTTTAACAAGGGCAACGAAGCTCTTACTTCTACAGGAAGCGCGTTTGGTACGGGCTGGGAATTTACGATTACAGCGGCTGAGAGTACAAATTTTGACTCTGGCACTTGGTATTGGCAGGCAGTTGCCACCAAAGGATCAGAGACTCTGACGCTGGGGTACGGGTCGGTAACGGTTGAGGACAACCTTGCCTACACAACTGGACCTGGTGCGTATGACGGCAGATCACAGGTCAAGAAAGACCTTGAAGCTATTCAGCTTGCTATTCGCACTCTGATTGCAGGTGGAGCTGTACAGGAATACAAGATTGGCAATCGCAACCTGAAGCGATATGACTTGCCTGATCTGATTCAGCTAGAAGCTCGATATAAGGCAGAAGTTAAGCGTGAAGAGCAGGCTGAGCTTATGGCCAACGGCCTTGGCAATCCACGCAACATGTTCGTGAGGTTTAACTGATCATGGGTATTCGCACTCGCGTCATGGGTTTCTTGGGCTTTGGCAAGCCAAACCCAGCTCCAATTTCTCGTCGGGCGTATAACGGCGCGATTGTTTCAAGGCTGACATCCGATTGGATGTCGACTCAGGCCAGTGCTGACGCTGAGATCAGAACGAACCTGCGAAAACTGCGTGATCGTTCACGCGAAATGGTGCGGAACAATCCGTACGCGAGGCAAGCAAAGCGCACAACACAAATCAATGTGATTGGCACTGGTGTCAAGCTGCAGTCACAGGTGTTGCAGCTAAGAGGAACGAAGCGCGACACCAGGATCAATAAGGAGATTGAGTCCAAGTGGGAAGTTTGGAGTCGTGCTGTTCATTGCGATTGTGCTGGCCGTTATAGCTTCCACGATTTTGAGTGGCTTGCTGTTGGGGCGATGTGTGAATCAGGGGAAGCCCTTTTTCGCATTATTAGACAGCCATTTGGTGACTCAAAGGTGCCTTTGGCGCTGCAGATGCTTGAAAGCGACCTTTTAGATGAGGCTTATCAAGGCGGAACGCTTGCGAAGAAGAATGAATGGCGTAATGGCGTAGAGGTCAATGAATGGGGTCGTCCTGTTCGTTATGCGATTTTGACGCGCCACCCTGGCGACACTTGGTTCCAGGGGACGCCGGATCCAAACCGAAAGCATGTTTTCCTGCCTGCGGACGATGTAATTCATCTATTCATGCCGGATCGTCCTGGCCAAAACCGTGGAGTGCCTTGGTTCCACAGCGTGATGGCTGATGCACATCAGTTGCAGGGTTACGAAGAAGCTGCGGTAATTCGGGCTCGTGCTGGCGCAAGCATCATGGGCTTCATCACCAATAACGAAGGTGAGTTGATTGCTGATGATGTTGAGAACAACCAGCGCATCAGTGAGTTTGAGCCAGGCACATTCAAGTACCTGTCTCCGGGCGAGACGGTGAACGTCCCTTCGATTGACTCACCGGATCAACAGTTTGAGATGTTTGTCAAGAACAAGGTCAGGCGCTTTGCGTCAGGCTTTGGTTGTTCTTATGAGACATTGTCTCGTGATTTCAGCGACACCAACTACAGCAGTAGTCGCTTGAGCCTGCTTGAAGATCGTGAGCATTGGCGTGTGGTGCAGAAGTATCTAGTAGATACGTTCCACATGCGTGTTTATCGCGAGTGGCTAAATCTTGCAGTTCTGTCTGGAGAGCTGCAGTTTGCAGATTATGAGCTGCGCCCAGAGCGTTATGACCGTCCACGTTGGATGTCTCGTGGCTGGAGCTGGGTTGATCCACTGAAAGAAGTAAGGGCTTACCGCGAAGCGGAACAAGCTGGTTACATGACTAAGGCCCAGATCATTGCTTATTCAGGCGGTGATTATGACGACAACATCAATGAATTAGCGCGAGAGCAAGAGCTTGCCGCTGATGCAGGGGTGAAGTTGGACAAGGATCTTGACCTAACAGACGAAACTGTGCAGCTTGACTTGCTTGAATCAGTAGAGCCCACACGTAAGCGCGGAAATGGCAAACGTAAACGGAGTTGAAATCGACCTTATGCCTAATGAAGGCATGAGGGCAGAGGCTCAGCGTTACCGCGATTGGAAAGCTGACGGAGAAGGCGGTGGAACTGATGTTGCTAGGACCAGGGCAACTCAAATTCTTAGTGGCAATGAGCTGTCTGCTGACACTGTCATCACAATGTCAGCTTGGTTCGCAAGGCATTTGGTTGATAAGCAAGGGCAAGGATATAGCCCTGGAGAAGATGGATATCCAAGCAATGGGCGAGTCGCATGGGCGGCTTGGGGGGGCGATCCAGGGAAGTCATGGTCAGACGCACGCGCTGAGAGAATAAAAAAGGCCAGAGAGCGTGCCCATGAAAATGGGCATAATGGGAGCAAAACATCCCAATCCGAAGACACCCTCACCACCAAAGCTATGGAACCTGACACTCAAAGAGCTGCACCAGATGAGCTGAAAGTGGGAGATTATGTTTCCTGGAACAGTTCTGGTGGTCGAGCAAACGGATTGATTGAGCAGATTGAACGTGATGGAAGCATCAATGTTCCTGACTCAGAGTTCACAATCAACGGCACTGCAGAAGATCCTGCTGCTTTGATCTGTCTTTACAGGGATGGAGAAAAGACAGAGACTCGTGTTGGACATCGTTTCAGCACCCTCACCAAGATTGCTCCAATCCGTGAGGTTGAACCTGAGTTGATGGCAACTCGCGACATGCTCGGCGAGCTAATGCAGCGTGCTGAGACTTCTGAAATCCGTAATTTGGATGATCGGACTTTTGAGTTTCCTTTCAGTTCGGAATATCCGGTAAAACGGTATTTCGGCAATGAAGTACTTAGCCATGAAGATGGCGCGCCTGATTTCATGCGCCTCAACGATGGCGCTCCGTTCCTTTTTAACCACGACCCAGACAAAGTTCTTGGTGTTGTTGAGCGGGCTTATCTAGACGATGAGAAAAAGCGTGCTTATGCAAAAATCCGCTTTTCACGCTCTGATTTTGCCAAACAGTACTTAGATGACGTTAAAGACGGCATTCTTCGTGGTATTTCGTTCGGCTATTCAATTGATGATGCTGAGCAAAGAGAAGATGGAATTGTTGCTACTCGATGGAGTGTGCATGAATTGAGCCTTGTCTCAATTCCAGCAGACCCCACAATTGGTATTGGACGCTCTCTTCTTTCGCAAGAATCATCTATGCCTGAAACCTCACAACCCAAAGCTACTACTATTACTAACGAAGATCCTGTTGCAGAACAGGAAACTCGTTCAGCGGTCCTGACCGCACCAATCCCTACTCCTGTTATGGAAGAACAAACTCCAAACCTGGAGGTGATCCGGTCGGAGGCCAAAAAGGCCGAAAAGGACCGTGTCGCCTCAATTTCAGCCCTGGGAGCCCAGCACAGCATGGGTGACCTAGCGCGTCAGCTTATTGATGGAGATAACTCCCTCGATGAAGCGCGTGCTGCATTCCTCGAAAAAATCGGAACTTCTCAAGTGGAACAGCCAATTCGCTCTACCGATGTCACATCTAACGACATTGGTCTTTCTCAAGCTGAAGTCAAAAACTTCAGCTTTGTTCGCGCTCTAAATTTCCTGGCGAACCAGAACGATGCTTCAGCTCGTCGTGAAGCTGAGTTTGAGATTGAAGTAGGCGAAGCTGCTGCTAAGCAGTACGAGCGTTCTTCTAACGGCATCGTTGTTCCTAACGAGGTTCTGCGCCGCGACTTGAACGTCGGTACAGCAACTGCCGGTGGCAACCTTGTTGACGATGTACTGCTTTCAGGTTCGTTCATCGACCTGCTCCGCAACCGTCTCGCAATCGCTCAGGCTGGCGTAACCACGCTGACTGGACTGCAAGGCAACATCTCGATTCCACGTCAGTCTTCCGCAAGCACCGCTTACTGGGTTGGTGAGTCTGCCTCACCTTCTGAGTCACAGCCTGCTGTGGATCAGGTGAACATGAGCCCCAAGACAGTTGGCGCTTTTGTTGATTACTCACGTCGTCTGCTTCTTCAGTCAGACATCAGCGTTGAGTCAATGGTTCGCAACGACCTGGCTCGGGTTATTGCACTTGAGATTGACCGTGCTGCCATCTACGGCACTGGTTCTTCCAACCAGCCTTTGGGTCTGACCAATACCACCGGCATTGGTTCACAGACCATCACGACCTTCGGCACCTTTGCCGAGTACATCGGCATGGAAACCGATGTTGCAACGGCGAATGCTGATGCTGGCTCACTGCGCTACATCATCAACGCTGCTGCCCGTGGCGCACTTAAGAGCACTGAGAAGGCTTCTGGCACTGCTCAGTTCGTTTACGAAAACGATCAGATCAACGGTTACCCCGTAATCGTTTCCAACCAGCTCGCTAACAACGACGCTCTGTTTGGTGACTTCTCCATGATGATCATGGGTATGTGGTCTGGCCTCGACCTGACGGTCGATCCTTACGCTGGCGCAACTGCCGGAACCGTTCGGATTATTGCCCTGCAGGATCTTGACATCGCAGTCAAGCAAGCTGGCGCATTCTGCCTTGGCACCTGATAGCAGGTGACTTGTTCAATCGTTTCTGACTCATGAAGATTGAAATTCTGAGACAGGTAATGATCTCCGGGGAGTCCGTTTCGGCGGGCTCCATTTTGGAGGTTGAATACCAGCAAGCTGCAACTTTGATCAACCTCGGCAAAGCCGTTGAGTTCAAGGGAGAAGTTGAAGTTTGTGAGGCTAAGCCTGCAGCAGAGGAAGCGCCTTCTGAAGAGAAGGCTCCCAAGCCCAAGACCACAACTCGCAAGAGGACTAAGGAATGAGCATCGGCAACACTCGCAGGGCCACAACTCTGCTCACATTCATCGCGAATGACGTAACTACAGCAACCAAGACTGGTTCTGCAGTTGACTTAGAGGACTACGAGGGTGATATCGCTCTCAGTCTCGACGCCGAGGCAGGCGGTGGCAGCGTTACCT